TGTATGAATAATAACTTCAGGTGTTTTCTGTAATTCAGCACCAACCGCTTTTTCAATTCTTTGTTGTTGGATATCCAATTTGATTTCTTCATCAGAGAATCCAAGAATATGTTTTTTAGCCCATGTTGTTGAAACAGCTTGGATACCGTTACCAGGGTCCGAAACCGCGTCTTTATAAAGAGTGATTTTTTCTTTCCAATTCTCAATCTTCAATAAATCAGCTTGAGTCGATGGATTTGTTAATCCTAATGTAAAGTTTGTTAATTCATCTTCAAATCCAAGAATAAATAAGTGAATAATTGCAATCTTATTCAATTCTTGAATCATTGATTTTTGAATTCTATTAATTGTTCTAGCAAAACGAATGTCTTGTAATGCCAAGTTTTTACCGTCACCAACAACTTCTTCAAAACCTAAGAATGCTTTTGGTACACGAAGAGCGGTTAATAATTTCTTTTGAATATATTCGATATCGGCAATTTCTGAAAGGTTCTGAGCTCCTGCCAATGTCTCAATTGGACTTGTTTGAGCTGGGTCACGAACAGGAATGAAATAATCTTGGTCAACAGCCATTTGATTCATTCTTAAATCAACGTTACCCGTTTTTGAATCAACAACTTGGTCTCTTTTGAACTTGTTTGCAATTTTTTGAATATATGGTTCAACATCCTTATCATCCATGTTACCGACATAAACTTTAAATACTCGTCTTTCAGGAGCTCTTGATGTTCTATAGACCAACATTGCGTCTTCAGATAATAATAATTGTTTCCAAGTACGTCTAGCTTTTTCCAACATTGATGTACCATAAGGAAGTTTTCTATCATCACCTAATAAACGAAAGTGAGCAACCTCCCAAGTATTCATTTCCATGTCTTTTACTTTCCATACGAATTTCAAAGATTTTGCGTCTTCAGTTGTGTTATGTGATGGTTTTATTTTCATACCACGTTCCAAACGTTCAATTTCAATGTTTGGAAGTTGTTGACAACCCATAATACCTTTTTCAGAATCTAATTTTAAGTAAACAAAGTTATCACCATACTTACAGGTGTTTCTTGTCCACATTGGTAAATTAGTACTAATGTCTAATCTATTATTAAATAAATCAGATAATATTCCCTTAATTCTATTTGATTCTGAATATATTTGTAGAATTTCACCATTTTCACTAGTTGTTGTTGATTCCTCGGCATATATGTCAAGAGCTGCCGAAATTTCAGGAGTATATTCCATACTTTCGTAATCATAATATGATGCCAATCTTGTTGGTTCATAATAAATTGCTTGTGAATATAAATTATTTTCTATTTTACCCCACTGTTGACCAAGATACATTGTTTGTTGAGCTTGGAGTTTTTCCTTCTCAAATTCTTGCTTATCTGTGGTTTTTAATAATTCTTTCTTATCAAATTTATAAACAGGGGGCTGTTGACTCAAAGTTGAGTCGGGGCCAAAAACTTTTGTAAGTCGTTGCCATATGGTTAAATCATCTGCCATCCTTTAAATATAGTATCTTTTTTTAATGAATAAACTTTATCTTCTATTGAATAACCATAAATACTGTTCGTAATCCTTTTTTGTTGGATTTGATGAAAAAGCATCGTTATACCCTGTTGGAGATAAAACAGGCATTCCTGGATTAAATTTTGTTATTTCTCTATTCGTACTGTCATCGGCAACTGTCCAAGAACTTAACATCGCCCGTGTCTGTTCATTAACTTTTTCAAGTTGGTTATAGGCATTTTGTCCCACATATAAAGCCATTGATACCGACATAATTAAATCATCATGATGTCCTTTCATGTGGTCAGGTCTTCCATTCATATAAACAAACGTATTCATTTCACTAAGTAATCTTGCCGAATACAGTTTAAAACCGTGTCTTAACGCTTCTTCAAACGCCGAAATGATTTGAACCCTTTTACTATTAAAGTTTATACCAGGTATTTTTTCATTTGACTTAACTGTTGCTTCCCAAATATTACCATAATTAATCCCATCAACATATAAGTTTTTGTAACCCATTTCTTGTAATTTTCTTGATGTCGAAACACCCATACCACCAGTAATATCAATTACAATAAATGCGTCATAGTAATTACCCCATTTATAAGCAATTTCTGCCGCAACATCAGGTGGAAGTTTTCCAACATACTCAGCAACTTGTTCCCTTTCATCAAAATCAATAATTTGAAATGATGTAAAATCTTCAGAATCACCTCTTGACACGTCCATACCCATAATATATCTATGACCAGCTACAGGTTCTTTCCAAATCCATAATTGATTTTGAACCATCTTTGATTCAGGTTGACGAACCATTTCGGTTCTAATCCTATCAGTTAATTCGGCATCAAACACATTGTCACCTGAACCCAAAAAGTTACATTCCAATTCCTGTGAAATTTTTCTCTTATCAAATTTTAACTTTTTAGCCATGGTTTCAAACCAAGTTGAACTTACCTTGTAACCATCATCCATTAATTTTTTAAATTCTACAAAATCTCTTTGATTTGTTGGTACACCGTCAAAACTAATAATTTCAGGATTTGGATATTCTTCACGATTTAAAAAATAATGTATTAAATCTTTTACTTTAATAAAATGTAAATCTTTTGTGTATCTTGGGTCTCTCCACCAAAACATTTCAGTGACTTTGAAATTGTTCATCCCTTTAACCGCCTGTTCGTAAATACTATAATAAATCGCATCGTATCCGTTTGGTGTTGATATTACTATAACTTTACCACCTGTTGATAATGACGCCATACATGCTGCCCAAAAATCATCATTAGCTTCAATATAAGCCGCCTCGTCAAATATCAATACGGTAGGGGTATAACCACGAAGTGCGTCAGGTGATGTTGCCACCGCCTTAACTTCACATCCATTTGATAATTTAAAGTGTCTTTGTGAATTCTTTTCAGATGAAAATGTTACACCCATCCAATTAGGCCATTGTTCTGTAAACCCTCTAATTTTATTAGCAAATTCTACAGCAGTGTCTAATTTGTTAGCAATTACAAGAATTTTTTCAGGTCTTTGTTTGTTGGCAAAAACTACTTTTTTAGACGCCCATGCTGCGGTAACTGTTGATACACCAGCCTGACGATATTTCAGAGCAATATTTTCTTCATAGTTATCGTAATCATTTACTAATGTTTCTTGGTCGGGAAATAAATCTAACGGAACGTATTTTGACTGTGTATTGTCATACGTTTGTAAATAGGTTCTTAAGGCGTAAGGGGTGTTTTTAACACACTTGGCGTATTCTATAAGGGCTTGTTCTTTTGTGATACTCATCCCTTATAAATACTACATTACTTATTTGGCGGAGTACCGATACCTAAATCACTTAAGAAACTCAAGTCAATATCATCGTCATCATCGTCTGAAGAATAACCCATAGTGTCATCATCATCATCACCATCATAATCCGAATTACCCAAAATCTCTTCCAAATCTTGCTTGTTCAATTCATCAATAATTTGGTCAGCAATACTTTCCATTTCGGAATAAGCAGTTACGTCACCCTTATTAACTCTTTGTGCTAATGATGTAAATTTGTTTTTTGGTAATTTAGAAAACTCCCTAAAGATTAAACTTTGAACAATCTTCATATTGTCTTCTAATACTTTTGCAGGATATGATTCTAATAATTTTTCCCACAAATATGTACCTGTGATAATATCAAATATTTCATTTACTAAAGTATCCGCAGTTTGTTTAACCATTTGAGCTTGAATTGGGTCAGTTGGTAAAGACGTTGCCCCTAAAATATCATAATAACCTTTAATTAATTCATGAACTAAAATCGGGAACATAACAGCTTTTGCTCTAACGACAAAATTTCCAGTTTCATTGCCTTCTTCGTCTTGTTCCATTTCAACTTCTTCAGAACCACCCATATTTTGTCCCGCTGCAGCCATTTGTTGTACCATTTCAGGTGGCAATAACCAATACAAGTAATCATTCATAGCCATTAAAGCACCATACTTGTCAGTAATACCAGGTTGCATTTCTTCCAATGAATCTCTAATTAATTCAAACATAAAGTGTCCTTTTTTAGCAGCACCTTGAATGATTGCGTTCATAAATCTACGTTTTGCAACCATGTAATCAAAGTTTTCAAACGCATCTACAAATTCTTCTAAATCTTCACCAGAATCCTCAAACGCTAATTCAATATCTTCAGATGAAAACTCTTCAGGTTCTGCTTGGAAATTTTCATTTCCTGCTTCACCCATTCCAACCAACTTAGGGTCGAATTGTATAAATTCGGCATATTTTGGGTCAACTAATTCATTTGATACTAAATCTTTTGCCAATTGCTCAAGTTCTTGTTTTCTTGAACTTTCAAACTGACTAACCTCACCAAATAACCTCATAATCATCATTTGAAGTCCACCCATATTATTAGGAACATTCATTCCCAAATATCTTTCAAGTTTTACAACAACATCTCTAAATCTTTTAGATGCCGCAATCTCTTCAAATGATTGTCTATCACCTTCACCCTTTTTAGGAATAAAAGGACTATTTGAAAGTGGTGTTTCACCTCTTTCGATTGACCTTTTTAAATCAGGGTTCATTCTAAAACCTGTTGGCTCATCAATTGGAGCCTCAAATATTCTTCTTTTGTTTTTCATTATTTTAAATTATAACCCATTGATGTGAATGTATTATAGCTCAACCATTTAGGTCCTTTAGCTTTTGGATTTGGCTTTTGTGCCGGTTCAATTTTAAATGGATTTTTCTTACCAGGTGCTTTACTTGGAGTTTTTGTTGGTGTTTTAACAGGTGCCTTTGTTGGTGCAGGTGCTCCAACACCAGCTTCTTTCATTTCAGCTTTTGGATTTGGCTTTTGTGCCGGTTCAATTTTAAATGGATTTTTCTTACCTGGTTGTTTAACTTTTTCACCAGGTTTAACAGTTGGTACCTTTGTAGGTGCCGGAGCTGATTTAGTTGACCCTTCTAACATTTTCATTAATTGACCTTTAGTTATATGTTCAGGTATATAGTTTTCAATTAACTTTGTCAAGTTTTCTTCCAATTCCTTAACATCTTTCTTCTTTTTTTCCGGTAATTTACTAAAATCAGTCTTATCAGAAAATTCTTTAGCCCATTTACACCATTTTTTCTTGGCTTTTTCAGTTCTTGAGTTTTCACATTTTGCCCAAAACAATTTTTGTTGTGACTTTGATTGGAACTTTTCGGTCATTTCCATTTCACCCACCATTTTTCTATCATTATTTTCAGGTGATGTATCATCATCCATACCGTCATCAGCTGATTGATATTCGTCATGTGAGCCATATTGACCGGTATAATCTTGGTCAGAATCCAATCCAAAATCATCCTCATCTATATTTTTTTCAGATAAACCTAATTTTTTCATTTTTAACTCAACATCAGTTAGTTTTTTATTCAATAAATCCAATCCCTGAATGTTTTTTTCTAAGTTAGGATTTGTTGATTGTTCAACCAATCTTGTGTATAATAATTTAATCTGAGATTCATTTAAACCTCTTAAGGTATTGTAAGTAAAACCATTACTTACTAATTTTTCTATTTTTGTACCAATGTTAGACATGTGTTAAAGTTTTTTCAAATGTTAATATAATATCCCTTTCATATAGTTTTGACATAACATCTTGTTCACTATCCCCATAATGAAATACCAATCTAGTGTTTTCTTCATTATAGTATTCATTTTCAATGTCTTCCCATGATAACGCAATTACTTTATCAACTGCATCGTAAAAGGAAAAAAAGTCAGAGTTCTGAATAACGTTAAGTTTTATTTTATCGTTTTTTAGAACTCCAACTTTTGTTATATAATCTATATGAGGGGGTTGTGGATTTCCACCAGCTGG